CCCTTAGTAACCTAAAGAAGATTGATAGCAAAACTAAAACGGTAATCAAACGTGAAGACGGCAAAGTTCTTAAACCTGAAGGTTGGAAGAAGCCAGATTTCACCAAGTTTGCCAAGTAAAAGCTTGCAATTTATTAATAATTCTGTTATAATACATTATCGTATATTTTTTAAGAGGTAAATATGAATTTACGTGAAGTGGCCAAAAGGTTGGTCAATGAGTACAAAATGCCTCATGCGGACAGATATGAACTGTTCTTGCGTGAGTTTGATAACAAGGTCGAGGTTGTTGGTTGGATGCAAGACCCAACCATTGATGCTCACAAGTTTAACGGCCGTGAGATGCTTATCCCAAAACGTTGGGTTACCATTGGTGTAGTTGATGCGGAGGTTCGTGTATGAATCTCCAATTAATTACTTTCAAAACAAACCACACCCTCTTGGCTGAGGTTGTGGAAGAATCAGGTTATATTCTGGTAAAGAAACCTGTTCAATGCATCATGCAACCAACTAAAGATGGCCCTATGATGGCATTCTCTCCTTTTATCCAATTCTGTGAAGAATTCGAAACTGGTATCAGAATCAATAATGAGGACATTCTTTGTACCACAACTCCTTTACGGGAATTGATGAATCAGTATAGTGAAATGTTTGGGTCTGGCATTCAAATTGCCACATCTATTCCAAAATTCTGATATAATGTATGAATGACTAATCAATATTACACTAACGTTGTCGGTGTTGGCAACAATATTTTTTATCGTGGTGTAAAAGACGGCCGGCGTGTTAAGTATAAAATTGCTTACACGCCGACTTTGTTTTTACGCTCTAATAAAACCACTAACTTCAAAACACTTGAAGGTGAATATCTTGAGCCTATGAAGTTCGAAGGTATGCGTGAGGCTCGTGATTTCGTTAAACGTTATGATGGTGTTCAAGGCTTTGATGTATTTGGTAATGCCAACTTTCAATATGCTTTCATTGCTGACCAACACAAAGGTATGATTGATTGGGACATTAACCATGTTTCAATTGCAGTTATCGATATTGAAGTTGGTTCTGAAAATGGTTTCCCTGACCCATATCAAGCAAATGAACCTATCACGGCTATTTGTGTCAAGTATTTAAATGGTGTTGCAACTGTATTTGGTTGTGGTGAATTCAACAATGTTCGTGAAGATGTTAATTACATTAAGTGTAATGATGAATATGACCTGTGTAAAAAGTTTTTGGCCTTTTGGTCAGAAAATTGTCCAGATGTAATTTCTGGTTGGAATGTTAAGTTCTTTGATATTCCATATCTTGTAAATCGAATCACTAAAATTCTTGGTGATGACGATGTTAAGAAACTATCACCATGGAATTATATCAACAGTCGTAAAGCTGTTGTGAATAACCGTGAGTTGATTGCATATGAATTCACAGGTGTTTCTACACTAGATTATATTGAACTCTACAGATGGTATGCGCCAGGTGGTAAATCACAAGAGTCTTATCGCTTGGATAATATTGCACAGGTTGAGTTGGGTGAAGGTAAGATTTCATATGATGAGTTTGATAACTTGCACCAGTTGTATCGTTTAGATTACCAAAAGTTTATTGAATACAACATTAAAGACGTAGAGTTGATTTTCAAACTAGAGAACAAGTTGAAGTTGATTGAGTTGGGCTTGACTCTTGCTTATGATACCAAAACAAACTACGAAGATATCTTTGCACAAACTCGTATGTGGGATTCTTTGATTTACAATTACTTGTTGGACAAAAAGATTATTGTTCCTCCTAAAGTTGTAAAGAGTAAGACTGCGGCCTTTGAAGGTGCCTATGTTAAAGACCCACAAGTCGGTATGCATAACTATGTGGCATCATTTGACTTGAACAGTTTGTATCCTCACCTGATGATGCAATATAACATTTCACCTGAAACATTGGTTGAGCCACATGATTATACTCCTGAGATGAGACAAATCATTTCTTCTGGTGTAAGCGTTGATAAATTGTTGCTTAAAGAAGTTAATCTATCAAATATGAGTGGTGTAACTATTACTCCAAATGGTCAATTCTTCTCAACAACTAAAAAAGGTTTCTTACCTCAGATGCTAGAAGAAATGTATGTGGATCGTTCAAAGTTTAAGAAAATGATGATTCAAGCTAAGAAAGATTATGAAGTTGAGACTGATCCTAATAAAAAGTATGAACTGAAAAACAAGATTGCTCGTTATGATAACCTGCAATTGGCCAAGAAAGTCTCTCTTAATAGTGCTTATGGTGCTCTAGGTTCCCAGTATTTCAGATTCTATGACCTTAGAATGGCTTTGGGTGTTACTACTGCTGGTCAATTGTCTATTCGTTGGATTGAGGCTAAAATCAACCAGTACATGAACAAGTTGCTAGATAGTGATAAAGACTATGTGATTGCTTCTGATACTGATTCAATTTACCTCCGTCTCGGCGAGTTGGTTGAAAAGGTTTATGGCAAGAAAAGTGATGTACCTGAACAAAAGATTATTGAATTCATGGATAAAGTTTGTGAAGAAAAACTCCAACCACATATCGATAAATCTTATAAAGAGTTGGCTGATTACGTACATGCCTATGCTCAGAAGATGCAGATGAAACGTGAAGGTCTGGCTAACAAAGGCATTTGGACTGCCAAGAAGCGTTACATTCTGAATGTGTTTAATAATGAAGGTGTGCAGTACAAAGAACCTAAGATGAAAGTCATGGGTCTTGAGATGATTAAGTCATCTACACCTGCTGCCATCCGTGAGAAGATGAAAAAATCAATTGACATTATGATTAACGGCACCGAATCCGATATTCATAAATTTATTGAAGATTTCAGAAGTGAATTTAAGCAGTTGCCGGCTGAAGATATTTCTTTCCCTCGTGGTCTGAATGGTCTGAAAGAATACTCTGACAATGTGACTCTATATAAGAAGGGTACACCATTCCATGTGAAGGGTGCCATTCTTTATAATACCAAACTGAAAGCAATGAAACTTGACAAGAAGTATGCATTGATTCAAGAAGGTGAGAAGATTAAATTCACATATTTGAAACAACCGAATCCTATGAAAGATACGGTTATTTCATACCCAAATAGATTGCCAGTGGAGTTTGGCTTGCAAGAGTTTATTGATTATGATACACAATTCAATAAGGCATTCCTTGAACCGATTAAAGTAATTTTAGATTGCATGAATTGGACTACAGAACAACAGAATTCCTTAGAGAGTTTTTTTTAAAAAGAGGTTAAAATGAGTTTACTTGAGAAATTGAAAAAGAATTCGACAATTAAAGATAGTGCAATTCTATCTAAATCGAAGTTCTTTACTGATAAAGATATGATTCCGACTGCCGTGCCAATGATTAACGTTGCACTATCTGGTCGGTTAGATGGTGGTATTACACCAGGCCTTACAATGTGGGCAGGCCCATCTAAACACTTTAAGACAGCATTTAGTTTGTTAATGGCTAAATCTTACATGGACAAATATCCAGAAGCAATTCTATTGTTCTATGATTCAGAGTTTGGTACACCAGTAAAATACTTTGAAACATTTGGTATTGATATGGATCGTGTGTTGCATACACCATTGACTAACATTGAACAGTTGAAGTTTGATATTATGCAACAGTTTGAGAACATTGAACGTGGTGATAAACTTATGGTTATCCTCGATTCGATTGGTAATCTGGCTTCAAAGAAAGAAGTTGAAGATGCACTTGAAGGCAAATCTGTTGCAGATATGTCTAGAGCAAAACAAGTTAAGAGTTTGTTCCGTATGGTAACACCACACTTAACTATTAAAGATATTCCAATGGTTGTAGTGAATCACACATACAAAGAAATTGGTATGTTCCCTAAAGATATTGTTGGTGGTGGTACAGGTTCGTATTACTCAGCTGACAACATCTATATTCTTGGTCGTCAACAAGACAAAGAAGGTACTGAAATTGTTGGTTACCATTTTATTATCAATGTCGAAAAATCCCGTTATGTTAAAGAAAAATCTAAAATTCCTATCTCTGTATCTTTTGACGGTGGCATCAGCCGTTACTCTGGTCTACTTGACCTTGCTATTGAATCCGGACATGTGGTTAAACCTGCCAATGGTTGGTATGCAAAAGTAGACCAATCAACTGGTGAAGTTGGTGACAAGAAACGAATTGCTGATACTACATCACCAGAATTCATGGAACCAATTTTAAAAGATGAGAAATTTAAACAATTCATTAAACACAAATATGAAATCGCTTATGGCAGCATTATGGGAGAAACTCCCATGGTCGAAGAAACCCAAGAAAACTGAGTATCGGTTCCAACAAAGTGAGTTTGATGACTCAACTTTGGTAGAAATCACATCGGGTATCTACACCGGTGTGGTTTATTCTTATGGTATGGTTAAACTGAAACCCGAATCGGTCATACCGATACTTCAGTTTAACTATAACATTTATCAATCAGGTCAACATGACAAACAGGCCTTGCAAAAAGATGATAATTTTGTTACAATCATAGGTGACATACTTACAGAAATTATTATACAAAATGAATCGACTAGAACAAACGATACTGAAGAATCTGATTTACAATGAGGACTTTACCCGTAAAGTTTTGCCATTCATTAAGTCGGACTACTTTGCCGACAACACAGAGAAGGTAGTATTCAAAGAAATCTTTGAGTTTGTAAACAAATACAAAAACCTACCAACACACGAATCTCTCATCATTAATTTCACCGAGAGTAAACATCTAACTGAACCTGAAGTAAGACAATCAATTGAACTTCTGAAAGACTTACATTCGAGTA